CATGGAGGTCCTGCAATGAGCACCACCGCCATGGCCATCTGCGAGCAGTACGCGCCGGTGGTCACGGAGGCCAGGCGGTGACCGGACTGCCTCCGCTTACCTGCCCGGCCTGCCAGTTCACGGCGGCGGCGGAGGGCTTTCTGGGCGCCGACGACGCCCGTGGCGTGGTGGCGCAGATGGCTGCCTGCCCCGGCCCGCCGGCGTTGCGCAAGGCCCTGCTGCGCTATGTGGCGCTGTTCGCCCCTACCACCCGGGGCTTGAGCTGGGGCCGCGCGGAAAAGCTCTTGGCGGAGGTGGTGGGCATGATTCAGGCCGGGCGCATCGAGCGCAACGGCCGCGTCTGGCCGGCGCCGCTGGACTACTGGCAGGAGGCCCTCGACGAGATCCTGGCCACTCCCAACCTGCGTCGGCCGCTGAAGAGCCACGGGTATCTGCTGGAGATCCTCGCCGGGCTGGCGAACAAGGCCGAGGCCGCCGAGGAGCGGCAGGTCTTCGAGCGCCAGGCGGGGCATACGCCGGTGGGCCTGTCCGCCGCCCACCAGCCCTTCAAGCCCGAGCCGCCCGCGCGGGCGCGCAACCCCCAGGCGGCGGCCAAGGCCCTGGCAGCCGCCAAAACCATCCTCAGGAAGAAAGGAGTTTGACATGGCCAAAGCCATACGCATAAAGGCCCCCGCCGCCGATGCCCCGCAGAGCAAGGACGAGGTCGCCTACAAAATCAAGGAGCTGGGTGAAGCGCAACGCCAGCTCGAGCGTGAGCGCCTGGCGCTGAACGACGAAATCCAGTGCGCCGCCGCCAGGCACCAGCCCGCCATGGAGGCGCTGGAGCGCGACATCGCCGAGCTGCAAGCCGGCATTCAGGCATGGTGCGAAGCCCACCGTGACGAGCTGACGCGCGGGGGCCGCGTCAAGACCGCCAATCTGATCACCGGCGAGGTGCAGTGGCGGCAGCGCCCGCCCAGCGTCCGCGTGCGGGCACAGGAGATGGTCGTCGAGACCCTGATGAAACTCGGGCTGGAGCGCTTCCTGCGCACCAAAGTGGAGATCAATAAGGAGGCCATATTGGCCGAGCCGGAGGCCGTCAGCGGCATCGCCGGGTTGACCGTGCAAACCGGGGTTGAGGACTTCGTCATCATCCCCTTCGAGCAAGACGCCGCGTAGGCATCATGAGCCCAAGGAAACCGTGGGTGCGCCCGCAGTTTGGCCAGAAACGGACCCCGCCGGCATGGAGAAAGCAAAGACCCGCCTCAAACAGCACAAAGGGCGCCAGGAACCGGCAACCCCAATGTGATGACGACCCCCCAAGGAAACCGTGGGCAACGGAACCAGCCGGCACGGAGAAAGCAAAGGGACACCGCCCGCAAGGGAAAAGTCCGCCGGGAACCGGCACTCCCCCCGATCCGGGAAACGTGAAACGTGAAAACAGGAGAAAGACCATGAACCAAGCCGATCTCATCACCGCCATCGCCGCGAGCTGCGGCCTGCCCAAGGTCGCCGTGGGCGACGTGCTCAACAGCCTCTGCGTCGTCGCCGCCGCCGCCCTGGCGCGGGGCGACGAAGTCCCCCTGCCCGGCCTGGGCAAGCTGGCGCCGGAGGGGGTGGCCGCGCGCACCGGACGCAACCCGGCCACCGGCGAGGCCATCCAGATCCCGGCCAAGACCGTGGCCAAGTTCAAGGCCGCCAAGGCGCTCAAGGAGACCCTCAACCCTTGAACCCGCCCCCCTCTCCCGCCGGGAGAGGGCAGGGGTGAGGGCGCCCGGCATCGCCCCCTCACCCCTGCCCACCAGGAGGACCGCCCCATGCCCATGCACTATGCCAAACTGCGCAACAGCCGCCGCCTGCAGCGCGTGCTGGCCCTGCTGTCCGACGGCCGCGAGCACAGCACGCGCGACATCATCATGCGCGCCCAAGTCTGCGCCGTGAACAGCATCATCGCCGAGCTGCGCGCCAACGGCCTGCCCGTGACCTGCCGGGTCTGCGGCGGCGTGTATTTGTACCGGCTGGGGGCGTGATGGACCCCCGCCGCGCCATGTTCGCCGCCTGCCGCCGGCTGGGGCTGGACGACGACGCCCGTCACGCCCTCTGCCTGGAGCTGGTGGGCAAGGCCAGCAGCAAGGAATTCACGCCCAGCGACTGGCGCCGCGTGCTCGACCACCTCAACCGCCTTAACGGCCACACCGCCGCCGGGCCGCAGCGTTGGCGCGCCGGCTGCGAAGCCCTGGGGGCCAAGGTCGCCGCCCTCATGGCCGCGCAAGGGCTGCCCTGGCGCTATCTCACCCACGGCGCCAAGGGCAAGCCCAGCATGTTAAAGCGCTTAGCCGGCGTGGACCGCCTGGAATTCGCGACGGCCGAGGGGCTGCGCGCCGTCATTGCCGCCCTGGCCCGCCGCCAAGCCAAGCGCTCATGAAGCTGGCCATCGACCTCCTGCCCGATGGGCTACGCGACATCGTCGGCCTCATCGGCTTGCCCGCGACACTCAGGCTGGTGGAGGCATACGGCGGCACCACGATCTGGCCCGCCAAGACGGGCGACAAGGGTGCGCACCTGGCCGAGGTGCTGGGCGCCGAGGCGGCGAACGCCCTCACCGCGCATTATCGGGAGCCGATCTACATCCCCATGGCCCTGGCCGCCTTGCGCGCCGTCGCGCACGACGCCATCCGCGCCGAGGGCGACGCCCTGGAGCGCCAGGGCTGGAGCGCGCGCGCGGCCGTGGCGCACCTGGCGCGCAAGTACCGGCACAGCGACCGCTATATCTGGGCCATCCGCAAGCGCGCGGATCACGGCGGCCAGGTGGCGCAGATCGGGCAGGGGGAGTTGTTTTGAGACCCTCTCCCCGAGGGGGGGCTCAATGCTTGCGTTACGCTGTAACTGTCCCTCTCCCCTGCCCCCGAGGGGGGGTGGGCTTGCGCAGGTGTTGCGGTTGAATGGGATAATTCAAGGCGGCCCGGACGTTGACCGCTGACGCCGTTCAGCGCCGCGCGACCGCGCGTGCGCGGCGATACTGGCGGCATGTACGCCGCATCCGCCTCTGATGTCGATCGCTTGGCGGGCCGGAGGCCCGCGTTCCAAGGCGTTCACGCCGTCGCGCCCGGCGCCGTCCGCCCCATCCGGCTGATCGTGCTGCACTGCTCGGCCACACCCAACGCGCGCACCCTGTTCAGCGGGAAATCGGGCACGCCGGGCTTTCGCGACCCGGCCATGGAGATCGACGCCTGGCACGCCGCGCGCGGCTTTCGGCGCGACACCTACTGGCGCGGCCGGCAGAACGCCGCGCTCAAGGCGATCGGCTACCACTATGTGGTCGCCCGCAATGGCGCCCTGTTCACGGGCCGGCATGAAGATGAGCCCGGCGCCCACGCGGAGGGCTGGAACCAGCCCAGTCTGGGTATATGCCTGGTCGGCACGGATCGCTACACCGAGCCGCAGTGGCGGGCCCTGCACGCCCTGGTGGGCGGCCTATGCGCGCGCCTGGGCATCCCGGCCGAGCCGGCGGCGCTGGCCGAGGCGGCGGGCAAGCGACGCATCATCCGGCCCGGCGTGTGCGGCCACCGGGACCTGCCCGGCGTGGCCAAGGCCTGCCCCGGGTTTGACGTGGCCGCCTGGCTTGCCGGCGGCATGGCGCCCCTGGATGGGCATGTCGACGAGGCGCGCACATGACCAAACCTGGCTTTCCAAGTGCACATCGCCGTGCACAGTCATTCCGATTACCTGCCATCCCCCACGTCAGAAGGATAAGGCCATGAGCTTTTCCGTCCTCGAAGGCAAGCGCACCTACATTGCCGCCATCGGCGCCGTCGCCGCCGCCGTGGCGGCGTTTCTCACCGGCGAGATGAACCTGGCGGAGGCCGTCAACGCCGCCCTGCTGGGCGCCGGCCTGGCCACCCTGCGGGCGGCGAAACGATGAGCAAGCGCTGCGATGCCTGCGTGGCCGTGGGCGCCTGCGCCGCCGCCGGCGACGATGCCCTTTGCTGAGTGGATTCGGAACATGGACGATGCCGATCGCGCCGAAGACTGCATCGAGCGCGCCCTGGAGGATGCCCTGGCCGAGGTGCGCTGCGCCAGGGACCGGGGGCCTCGGGCCGTGGGCGCCTGCCTGTACTGCGGCGCGGACCTACCGGCGCCCATGCGCTTTTGCGACGCGCTCTGCCGCGACGCCTGGGACCGCGAACAGCGCATCCGGCGCATGATGGGGGCGTTGTGAGCCTCGCGCGGCGCTGGATCGCCTCGGCGCTGTCCTTCCTGGGCGGCTGCCTGCTGGTGGCCGCCATGCACATAGACCCAAAAACCGAGGAGTCCGGGCATGAACGATGAGCACACCCTGCTGCTGGGCGAGATGAAGGGCAAGCTGGATGCCCTGCACGAGAAGGTGGACGGCCTGGACAGCAAGATAGACGGCATCTCCGACCGGGTGGGGAGCCTGGAGACGCGCGGCGCGCTGCACGGCGCCATAGCCGGCGGCTTCATGAGCGTGGGCATAGCCCTGCTTATCGAGAAGATGAAGAAGGGCATGGGCTTGTGAGCATGACGGCCCCCACGCTCACTGCGTTCGCTGCCCCCCCGAGGGGGCGTAATGTCAGCCTTCGGGCGGCCGGGCGGCTGAGATGACGGCCCCCATGCTCACTGCGTTCGCTGCCCCCCGAGGGGGCGTAATGTCAGCCTTCGGGCGGCCGGGCGGCTGACATGGCCCACAGCGCCGAGATACGGGCCGCCGTGCGCGCGGCGGTGGTGCACGAGGGTTTGCACCCGAAGGAGGCGGCCCGGCGCTTGGGCGTGCCGGCGCGCACGGTGGAGCAGTGGATGCGTCGCGCGCGGCGCGAGGGCGACGACTGGCTGCGGGCCCGCACCCTGTCCTACATGCACGGCAAGGGCTCGGATCAGGTGCTGATGAGCGTGTTGGAGAGCATCGTCAACCTCACGCAGAAGACCCTGGCGGACATCCAGGTGGCGGATATCCCGCCCTTGGACCGGGTGGAGGCCATCTCCCGCCTGGTGGACGCCTATCACAAGACGGCGGCGGCCGTGGCCAAGAACTCGCCCCGGCTGAACAGGCTTGCGCTGGCCATGGAGATTCTGGAGAAGCTGGCGGACTATGTGGTCGCCAGTCACCCCAAGCACGCCCCGGCCCTGCTGGAGGTGCTGGAGCCGTTCGGGCAAGAGATCGCCAAGGCGTATGGCTAACGGAAGGTGTTGGCGGGTGGGAGACCCGCGCTACCAGGTGTTGGCGGGCCGGAGGCCCGCGCTACCAGGTGTTGGCGGGCCGGAGGCCCGCGCTCCCAGGCCATGACCACCCGGCGCGAGTTCCTTGAGTCGATCGGCAAGCTCGCCGCGGGCTTTCGCCAGAAGATCGAGGCGGAGGTGGACGGATTCGCCGCCGATGCGGCGGCGGGGGTGGAACGGCGCACACGCGCCCAGGATGACCTGGAGTTTTTCGCGCGCACTTACTTCCCCCATTACGTCAAGCGCGCCAACAGCGTGCTGCACGACTGGCTGTATCGCGAGCTGCCCGCCATGGCGCAGCGCGCCGACAGCCAGTGCCTGGCCATCGCCGCGCCGCGCGGCGAGGCCAAGTCCACGCTCACCACGCAGATCTTCGTGCTCTGGTGCGTGCTGACCGGCCGCAAGCGCTACGTCATCATCGGCATGGACGCCTTCGACCAGGCGGCCATCATGCTGGAGGCGATCAAGGCCGAGCTGGAAGTCAACCCGCGCCTGCGCCTGGACTTCCCCGAGGCCAGCGGCGCGGGCCGGGTGTGGAACGCGGGCGTGATCGTCACCAGCAACAACGCCAAGATCGAGGCGGTGGGCAGCGGCAAGCGCATCCGCGGGCGGCGCCACGGCCCCTGGCGGCCCGATCTGTTCATCGGCGACGACCTGGAGAACGACGAGAACGTCCGCACCCCGGAGCAGCGCGACAAGCTCATGGCCTGGCTCACCCAGGCGGTGCTCAAACTGGGGGGCGCGGGCGAGAAATTTGACGCGGTCGTGATCGGTACCCTGCTGCATTACGACAGCGTGCTGGCGCGCCTGCTCAATAACCCGCTGTGGCGCAGCGTCCGCTTCAAGGCACTGATCCAGTGGCCCGAGCGCATGGACCTTTGGGACGCCTGGGAGGCCGTGTTGCGCGAGGCCGGGCCCGAGGCCGCGCGGGCCTGGTACCAGGCGCGCGCAGCCGACATGGAGGCCGGCGCCGTGGTGTCCTGGCCGGCCGGCCGGCCCCTGTATGAGCTGATGCTGATCCGCGCGCGCGACGGCCATGCCGCCTTCGACAGCGAGCTGCAGAACGACCCGGTGGCGGGCGACAACGCCCCCTTCGCCGGCGTGCTGGACGGGCCGGGCTGCTGGTGGCACACCCTGCCCGATGGGCTGGTGTACTACGGCGCCGTGGACCCCTCCCTGGGCCGCCAGGGCGCCTCGCGCGATCCTTCGGCCATCCTGGTGGGCGGCATGGACCGCTGCAGCGGCGTGCTCTACGTGGTCGAGGCGCGCATCGCCCGCCGCCTGCCGGACCGCATCATCGAGGACGTGATCCAGCTCCACGCCCGCTACCGCTGCGCGGCGTGGGCGGTGGAGGCGGTGCAGTTCCAGGAGTTTTTGCGCACCGAGTTGGTCAAGCGCAGCGCCGCCCGCGGCGCGCCCGTGCCGGCGCGCGCGGTCAGGCCGCTGGCGGACAAGCTGCTGCGCATCGAGACCCTGCAGCCGCACCTGGCCAACGGCCTGATCCGGTTGCACCCCGCGCAGACGATGCTGATCGAACAGCTGCGCCACTTCCCCAAGGCCGACCACGACGACGGCCCGGACGCCCTGCACATGCTGTGGACGCTGGCGGTCTCCGGCGTCGGCGAGGTGAGCCACCGGTCCGCCGGCCAGCGCGTCTCATCCGCCGCGCCGGGCTATGCCGGCTTCGGCGGCGGCCATGACCATGGAGGCTATCTCTGATGCCCACCCCCGAGAAAGGCGAGATCGCATCGACACAGGACGGCCGCGACATCACTCGCGGCTGGGTTGACCCCATGCGGCTGGAGATGCCGGACGATGCGGTGCTGATGCAGCGCGGCGGCGGCGACTACACGCTCTATCGCGAGGTGCTGCGCGACGATCACGTCAAGGCCGCACTCACCCAGCGCATCCAGGCCGTGATCGCCCGCCCGTGGGAGGTGCGGCCCGGCGGCAAGCGCGCCATCGACCTGGCGGCGGCGGATCTCTTGCGCGAGCAGCTCAACGCGCTGCCCTGGGACGCCATCACCGCCAAGATGCTGTATGGCGTGTTCTACGGCTTTGCCGTGGCCGAGGTGATGTGGGGGTCCGACGGGCGCAGGATCGCCATCGCCGATATCAAGGTGCGCGACCGTCGCCGCTTCGGCTTCGACGGCGCGCGGCGTCTGCGCCTGAAGACCCGGGCCCGGCCCGACGGCGAGCTGCTGCCGGAGCGCAAGTTCTGGACCTTCGTCACCGGCGCCGACCACGACGACGCCCCCTATGGCCTGGGCCTGGCGCACTGGCTGTACTGGCCGGTGTGGTTCAAGCGCAACGGCATCCGTTTCTGGGCGACATTCCTGGAGAAGTTCGGCACGCCCACCGCGGCGGGCCGCTTCCCGCCCGGCACGAGCCAGGAGGATCAGAACAAGCTGCTCGACGCGCTGCAAGCCATCCAGCGCGACAGCGCCATCATTTTCCCCGACGGCATGCAGGTGGAGCTGCTGGAGGCCACGCGCGCCGGCACGGCGGACCACGAGGCCTTCGTCCGCGCCATGAACACCGCCATCCTGGTGATCACCATCGGCCAGACCGCCAGCACCCAGGGCACGCCGGGCAGGCTGGGCAACGACCGGGAACAGGGCGAGGTGCGGCGCGACATCACGCGGGCGGATGCCGACCTGGTGTGCATGAGCTTCAACGCCAGCGTGGCGCGCTGGCTGACCGACTGGAACTACCCCGGCGCCGCGTATCCCCAGGTCTGGCGCGTGATGGACGATCCGGAGGACCTCAACAGTCATGCCGAGCGCGACGAGCGCCTCGCCCGCGTCGGCTACCGGCCAAGCCTGGCGCGGGTGACGGAGGTGTACGGCGAGGGCTACGAGGCCATCGCGCCTTCGGGCGCCCTGCCCGCGCAGGCCGAAACGCGGCTGGGCGCGGCGCCCGCCCAGTTCGCCGCGGGCGATGTTTTTCCGGACCAGGCCGCCTTGGACGCGGCCATCGATGGCATGGACGCGGCGGCGCTGAATGCCCAGGCCCGCGCCCTGCTCAAACCCGTGCTGGATAAACTGGCCGGCGGGGCCGACCCCGCCGCGCTGCTGGGCTGGCTGGCGGAGGCCTACCCCGGCATGGATGCGGACGCCCTGACCGAGACCCTGGAGCGTATGCTGTTCGTGGCCCAGGTCTGGGGCCGCCTGAGCGCCGAGGCCGAGCTTGACCGCTGACCTCTTTGCCGTCTTCGGCCTGCCACCCAAAGAGGCGGTGGCCTGGTTCGAGGCCAAGGGCTACCGCATTACCTGGGATTGGCACGAGATGCGCGACGAGGCCCACGCCCTGGCCTTCACCGTGGCCAAGGCCGCACGCCTGGACATCCTTCAGGATATCCGCGCCGGGGTGGAGGCGGCGCTGAAAGAGGGCCGCACTGAGCGCATGTTCATCCGCGATTTGACGCCGCTGCTGCAAAAGAAGGGCTGGTGGGGCAAGGCGCACGACCCGGAAACCGGCGAGGTGCTGCTCGACGCCAAGGGGCGGCGCATCCGCCAGGGCAGCCCATGGCGGCTGTCCACCATCTACCGCACCAACCTGCAGTCGGCCTACATGGCCGGGCGCTGGAAGGCGGCGGTGGCGGCGAAGGCCACCCATCCCTATCTGCAATACGTGGCGGTGATGGACGCCCGCACGCGGCCCACCCACGCCGCCATGAACGGGCGTGTCTTCGCCGTGGACGACCCCATCTGGCACACCCACCATCCGCCCAACGGGTTCAACTGCCGCTGCCGCACCCGGCCCATGACCCGCCGCGCACTGGAGCGGGAGGGCCTGGCCCTGTCCAGCTCCGAGGGGCGGCTGTCCCAGATCGAGCGGCCCGTGAGCCTGCGCGACCCGGAGGCCGGCAGCGCCACGGTGACGGTGTACCGGGCCCCGGACATGGAGCGGGGCTTTGCGCCGGACGTGGGCTTCAACTACAACCCAGGGCGCTATGGCTGGTGGACGCCGGAGCCTCTGGACGCCCCGCCGGATACCCGGCCGCTGCTCAGGAAACCGTTGTACTTCGCCACTCCGGCGCCGCCGCCCGCCCCCCGCTCGTTCACGGGCCGCTTGCTTGAGACGGGGCGCGAAGACAGCTACTACGTGCGCGAGTTTCTGCGCCGCTTCGGCGCGGACATCGGCCGACCGGCCCTGTTCGCCGATGTCACGGACGAGCCTGTGTGGATCACCGATGCGCTGTTCATCGACCGCAAGAAGACCTGGAAGGCAGGGGCGCCGGTGTACAAGGTGCAAAAGAATGGCCGCGAGACGTATCTGTTGATGCTGGCGGAGACGCTGATGCGGCCACAGGAGGTCTGGGACAGCGTGGAGTGGCACAACGCGCTGAAAAAGACGGTGTTGCGGCGGCGCTACCTGGCGTGGTGGACGATCGAGGGGCGCGAACACCCTGGGCTGACCGTCTTCGAGCACGGCCTGGACGGTTGGCTGGGCGTGACCGCAATCCACCTGGGCCAGGCCGACCCCGCTTACCTGGAGCGCGCGCGCACCGGGGCGCTGAGATGGCGCGAAGAATAGGCCCCGGACGCGGCGTCGAACCGGGGCGCCCCTGGAATCCTTGGCAGTGTTCGCCGCACATCAGTCCAGTAGGCGCTGTGAGGATAGCATGATCCGCATCGACATCGACGACCGCGAGGTCCTGGACGCCCTGGAGGCGCTGCGGCGCCGCGTGGCGGACATGACCCCGGCCATGGCCGGCATCGCCGCCGAGCTGGCCAGCCAGACCGAGGCCCGCTTCCAAGCCGAGGGGCCCGGCTGGCCTGAGTTGTCCGGGCGCACCATCCTGGCGCGCAGCAAATCCGGCCACTGGCCCGGCAAGATGCTGCAGCGCAGCGGCCAACTCGCCGCCAGCGTGCAGACCGAACACGGCCGCGACTACGTCCTGATCAGCACGGCCAATCCCTACGCCGCCATCCACCAGTTTGGCGGCCGCGCCGGGCGGGGAAGGAAGGTCAAGATCCCGGCGCGGCCCTATCTGCCCCTGGCGGGCAGCCGCCTCACGGACGAGGCCAGACGCAGCGTGCTGGAGATACTGGAGGACTACCTGGAGGGGTAGAGACAGGTGTTGGCGGGCCGGAGGCCCGCGCTCCCAGGCCAGGAAATAGCGTCAAACCCGCGTTAGAATCGCGCAGGCTGTGGTATAGGTGTTGGATGTAATAGAACGCTTCATCCGCGAGCACGCGCGGTAATATCGAATCCATGGGTCACTTCCGTATCACCTACGACGGTCCGGCGCTGGAAGCCAGCGAGATGGACGTGCGCGATCTGGCCCCGGCGCTGCTGGCCGTTGGCGATCTGCTGGAGGCCGCCACACGCGCGCTGCACGGTGACCGCATGCGCGCACAGACCCATGTGCGCGCCAGCTTCAGAACAGGCAGCTTCGGCATCGATTTCAACTTGGCGGCGGACTGGGCGCTCAGGATACGCGACCTGCTGGCAGGAGAAACCGCATCGGCGGCGGCCAATGCGCTCGAAATCCTCGGCGCGCTGGGTTTGGCGGCGTGGCAAGGCAAGCGCGGGCTGCTGGCCGTCCTGAAATGGCTGCGCGGCCGGCGTATCGAAAAAGTCGAGGTCGGCGACCGGTCGGCGCGGTTGTTCGTCGAGCGTGAGTCGATCGAGATCGAACTGACCGTGCTGACGCTGCTGCGCGATCTTTCGGCGCGCGAGGCGCTGGACAAGGTGCTGGCGCCGCTGGATTGCGAAGGCATCGACACCTTCGCCGTGGGCACGGATGAGGCTTTCGTCGATACCGTCAGCGCAGCCGAGCGTGCCTGGTTCTTCGCACCCACCGTCGAGGACGACCTGATCCTGGACGATGTGCGCAAGATGGCGTTTTCCATCGTCTCGCTGGCCTTCAAGGAAGACAACAAGTGGCGTCTGTACGATGGCGCGGCCACCATCCACGCCACGATCTCCGACGCGGGATTCATGGCGCGCGTGGATCAGAACATCGAGCGTTTTGCCAAAGGCGACTCGCTGGTGTGCATGGTGCGCGTGCGGCAATGGCAGACCGCCTCGGGAGTGCGCACAGAGTATGAGGTGGTCGAAGTGCTGGAGCATCGCCAGGCGGCGCGACAAATCCGTCTGCCTCTGGACGGCTAGTGGCGCCAGGTCAAGGAGCACATGGTGAAATGACGACGCTGTCGACCGCTCATCCCCTGCTGACGCTGCCGATGTTCGGCGCCCCCTCCCCCTCGGGGGGAGGGGCGGGGGGAGAGGGACCGTTCGTGGCCGTCAATCACCGGCCCGCAGGCCGCATGAAACCGAAGTCTTGCCCGTGAAGGCCAAAAAAACGGGCCCTGTTGCGTCGTGGCCGGGTTAGGCTAGGGTGGTATAGGCCGCCCGTCGATCGTCGAAATTGACGCCGGTTTGACGCGAAACAGGGGCATTTCTTCAGGGGGCGCCCCAATCAGGGTGACGATGCGGCAGCGGTCGCGCTGAACTGCATCAGCATCCCCACGCTGCGCCGCCGTCGTGATCATGGCGGCCATGACTGATACCCCGATGCCCAAAATCCACTTCTTCCGCCCCGGCCGGCATACCGCGATGTCGGGCCAGACGATCGAGTTTTCCGCCGCCGATCTGGCCGCGGCGGCGGCGGCCTATGACCCGGCCGTCTTCCAGGCGCCCATCGTCGTCGGTCATCCCGCCATCGACGCCCCCGCTTACGGCTGGGTGGCGAAGATCGACTGCCGCGACGGCGATCTGTACGCCGAGCCGGAACAGGTCGAACCCCAGTTTGCCGAGCTGGTGCGCGCGGGGCGGTTCAAGAAGGTCTCCGCTGCCTGGTACGCGCCGGGCCACCCCAACAACCCCGCGCCGGGGCGCTACTACCTCAAGCACCTGGGCTTTCTGGGCGCCGCCGCACCGGCCGTGCCGGGCCTCAAGCCGGTGAGATTCGCCGCCGGGCCAGACGACCTGGTCATCGAGTTCGGTGCGGCCGACGCATGGAGCGTCAAGCGCGTGTTCCGCGCCCTGCGCGAATGGCTGCTGGAGAAGGAAGGCGTGGAAACCGCCGACCGCATCGTCCCCGACCACCATATCGAACACCTGGAGCTGGCGCCCGAGCCCTCGGGGCCCGCCACAGCATTTTCCGCCCTCACCCACGATGAAGGAGACACCATGAGCGATGCCGACAAGGCCCGCCTGGCCGAGCTGGAGGCGAACCTCGCCGCCGCCCGCGCCGAAAACGCCACCCTCAAGGCCCAGTTGGCCGAGGCCGCGCGCATGAAGCGCCACGCCGAGCACGCAGCCTTCGCCGCGGCCCAGGTCAAGGCCGGGCGCCTCGCACCGGGCCTGTCCCCGGTGATCGTCGCGACCCTGGACGTGCTGGCCGGCCTGCCCGAGACGCCGCGGTTCGGCGAGGGCGAGGCCGCCGCCCCCCTGATCGAGGCCCTGAAAGCCGCCCTGGCCGCCGCCCCCGTGGTGGTGGACTTCGCCGAGCGCGGCGCGACCGGCGACGAACCGCCCACGCCGGCGCGCATGACGCGCGCGGCCTTCGAGGCGCTCAGCCCCAGTGAGCGCATGGACAGGGTCAAGGCAGACATCACCATCACCAAATGATAGGAGGCCCGCGTCATGCCCAACACCCTGACTAATTTGATAAACGACCTGCATCTAGCGCTTGATGTCGTCTCGCGCGAGATGGTGGGTCTAATTCCGTCTGTAACCTTTGATCCTCGTCTGGAGCGCGTAGCAGTAGGCCAGACCGTGCGCAGCTTCATCACCCCACCCGCGGCTGCGACCAATATCACGCCAGCAGTCACCCCCCCCAACGACGGCGACCAGACCATCGGCAACCGCACCATCACCATCACAAAGTCCCGCCGGGTGCCCTTCCGCTGGACCGGCGAGGAGACGAAGGGCGTGAGCAGCGGCCCCGGACTGCGGAATATCCGGCGGGCGCAGATTGCGCAGGCGATGCGCACGTTGTGCAATGAGATCGAGGCCGATCTGACCGCGCTCTATGCTCAGGCGTCCCGCGCGGTCGGCAACCCCGGTACGACGCCCTTCGGCTCCACGGGCGACTACATAGATGCGGCCAACGTGCGGCGCATCTTGGCCGATAATGGCGCGCCGCTCACCGACATCAGTCTGGTGCTCAACACCGCCGCCGGGGCGAACCTGCGCGGGCGGCAGGTGACCGCCGCCGCGCGCGATGACGATCTGGTCCGCCGCGGCGTGCTGCTCGACGTGCATGGCATGGCGATCCGCGAGTCGGCGCAAATCCGCTCGCACACCGCGGGCAACGCATCCGGCGCCACCACCACCCCCACCGGCTACGCCGTAGGGACGACCACCATCACGCTGGCGTCCGCGGGCTCCGGCACAATCCTCCCGGGCGACGTGATCGCCTTCGCCGGCGACCCCAACCGCTATGTGGTCACGGCGGGCGACAGCAACGTGGCCGACGGCGGCACCATCACGATCGCCGCGCCTGGACTGCGCCAGGCCATCCCGGCAGCGGCCACGGCCATCACGGTCGTGGCATCGTCCGTGCGCAATATGTGCTTCAGCCGCGACGCCATCGTGCTCGCGCAGCGTATGCCCGCCCTGCCGGAGGAGGGGGACATGGCTGACGATCGATTCACCGTCACCGACCCAATCTCGGGACTCTCCTTCGAAGTGAGCGCCTACCGCCAATATCGCCAGGTGCAGTACGAGGTTGCCTGTGCCTGGGGCGTGGCGATGATCAAGCCCGAGCACTGCGCCCTCCTGCTGGGGTGACGCCATGACCACGATGAGAGTGCGATCCGCGCACCCGCCCACTCAGGGCGAGTACGTGATCATCGACGCCGAGCACTACGACCCGGCGGTGCATGTGCTCTACGAGGAGGCGCCGGAGCAAGCGCCAGCAGATGCTGGCGACGCTCCCGTCTCCAGCGCGCCCGCGCCAGATACCCCGACCCGCAAGCGCAAAGGCTAGGCCATGCCCTACGCCGCCGTTGCCGACCTGATCGCCCGCTACGGCGAGGACGAGCTGATCCAGCTCACCGACCGGACGGGCAGCGGCGCGGTCGGTACGGCGATTGCGCAGCGCGCGCTGGATGATGCCGCAGCCGAGGTCAACGGTTATCTCGCCGTGCGTCACACCCTGCCGCTGGCCAGCGTGCCGCCGCTCTTGGCACGCATTACGTGCGACATCGCGCGCTATCGTCTGTGGGACGACCGCGCCAGCGAGGAAGTGCGCGCGCGCTACGAGGACGCGCGCCGGGTGCTGGAGGCCCTCGCCGCCGGGCGGATGACGCTGGGGGTCACGCCGCCGCAAGCGCCCGCCGGGCCGGGGCCTGTGGCAAGACCAGGGCGCAGCGTGTTCGACGAGCGCGGCATGGCGGGGTGGTGACATGATCCCTCCCGACTGGCTGCATGTGGGCGCGCAGATTGTGGGGCGCATCGAGATGGAGATGGGTGGCGACATCAGACAGGTGCGTCTTGCCGCAGCCATAGAGGAGATCGGCGACATCACGCCGGCATCGCCCGCCGTCTGGGTGATCTGGGACGGCGACCGCATCGTGGATGGAGCGGGGGCGGGGCAGGGCGCGGCGCAGGCCGTCGACCAGCGCTGGATCGTGGCGCTCCTGGTGCGTTCGGCCAGGGACGCCGCAAGCGGTGCGGGCGTGACCAACGCGGCAGGCCCGCTGCTCTCCCGCATGCTCTCTGCGCTCATGG